CGCGGTTGGTATTAACCTATTCTCCGTAATCCTCTGGTTTATATTCGGGGTTCACCTGCAACGCATACTCTCCTGCGCGGTCGTAGATGTTCTCGTTCGAGATCTTCATTACGATATTCTTTGCTGCCTGAACACTGTCCGCATCATAGTTGATGTTAATGTCGGGCATTCCTGGTACCGAGTTTATGACGGATTGCATGGCATTGTTCCAATTTTGTTGCAACTCCAGTGCGTTGCCATCACTGAACATCGGTCGCAAGTCCTTGCCGATTTTCTTTTGGATGTTATCAAACAAGTTCTTAAATAGGTTTACCGCAATATCTATCAGCACCATTGCCGTCTCCATACGGGCGATTATCTTGCTTTTCGGCACCTTATTCTTCAAGAAGTAGTTGTCGATGCAGTAATAGAGTGTTGTGACGAGCGGTTTCAGTTCCGCTTCCGACGCATCGGATAGGTCAAGCCAAAGCTGATAGCGGTCGGCGAGGACAAAGCGCATCTTCGCATCCCATGTGTTGTATGCAGCAAGAGCCTTGTTGATGCTTTGCTTTGTCTGCTGACGGTATAGCTTTTTGTCCTCTTTAATCGCGTTGTAAGCGTCTATCATCGCTGTTTGGGCAATGTTGTATGCAGAACCCATTGTGATGTAATACAGCGAACAATAGCGGTTAATGCTCTTTAGTATTTCCTCTTTCTGCTTTACACTTGGCGCGATAATATACGCCCTTCTCGGAGTGCGGCTTATTAACTGACTTGTGCTCATGCTTATATTGCGTTTAAAATTTGCAAATCGTGCGCTTCACCTATCACGCCTACGACGGGTATTCCGCAAGCGTCCGCCACACGGCGTTCCGTTTCACAGCCTTTTGAGCAACGCCATCGGTTCGGTACGACAATGCCGTCGCAGCCGAGGAGTAGGCGTAAATCCTCTTTCATGTGCTCCGTGTACGGCGCAGAGTCGGATAAAGGTTTACTCATGGGATTGACTGCCTTGTAGCCGAGAATTGTCAGTTCTTTCTCGATCTGAGCGAAGAACTTGTGTCGCTCGTTGAGGTTATAGCCGGTAATCGGTGATGATATGTATATTTTCTTTTTGCTCATTTTGTTTATCAGATTAAAATACCACTTCTTTGTAGCTTGATGTCGGATTCTTGCCGGACAGGATTGCATTGCCACAAGTAATCAGCCCGTTGTCCTCGTCATACGACGGAACGAATACGATTACATCAAATCCGTTTGCCTTCAAATCTTCTTCCACTTTCTTGTACGGCACAAACGAGTCGTAACCTCCGCTTGTCTGAATATGGTTGGCTTCGCAGCTGTTTGTTCTGTGAAGCGGTGTAATCTTGCACATAAACTTGCTTGGGTCAAACATCGAAGCAAGTATCTTGCCGTCAATGATAGAGTTGTCGGCAAGTGCGAAGTTAAGAGTGTACTTGCGACCGCGCGGAGTTTCGAGTGTGTCGGCAAGTTCTGCAATATCTCTCAATGGCAAGGCGTTTCCCGAGAATAGGTATTCTCGCTGTGCGTCGTCGGTAGAGTTTATGGAGAACTGCAAGCCTGCGTTTCCGTTGTAGTCGAGATTCTTTACCCTAACCCATTCACGAATAAAGTCGTTTAAGCCTCGATTACGCTTCGGAAGCATCGTGCTTACTACAGGATGCACAAGCGAATTTCCGATGTAAGGAACAATGTCCTCACGCAAGAAGAAACGTGCGTGCTCGATTACAGCCTCGTTCCATGTCGGCTCGCCCATACGTGCATAGTGTACATTGAGGCGTTTGGTGTGATTAACCTCCAGGTGCATACCTAATGCCGTTGTTATCTCGTGGCGCAGGTCGTTCAGTGTTACGTTGCGTCCCGGTCCGACTTTCGGCACGTCGCAGAACTTGCAGTTCATTGAGCAGCCGTACTGGGTAGAGATTGTTATTACCCATTTTTCGGTTAGTGGCATCGGCGTTCCGTTCGGCACTCCATTCAGCTCTCTTGTTATGCCGAGGAAGTCGGCTTTGATGTTTGCGTCTTTTCCGTAGTCGGCTACTGTCAGGAACTCCAACACGCCTTTATCTCCTTTTGCGGTGTAGATTTCACCTGTAGGAACTTTGATTTCTTTGAGTATTTCCATTGTTATTTGATTTAATTTATAGTGTCTTAACCAATACTTTATATTCTTTATCCTCATCCTTGATTTTATAGCCATTAGCTATATACCAATCAAGTACCCATTTAGGAGTATCTGAAGGATGATATGTTAGAGCAATAGTTTTAGCACCCTTTAATTTGCTGTTATATTCGGCGGCTCTTAACATATAAATGCCGCCGCCTTTGCCGCGCCATTGTGGGTCTACCCATAATGCGTATAGTATACAATCGGCGCATTAAATCAATAGCTTTTGCTTTATTTATTTTGTTGAACTTACTAACTGAAGACTTTAAATTTGACTTACTTAGTTTCCTCTTCAATGCCCGGCGTTCAGCACGGGACATGCCATCTTTATTGATGGAGAATGCTTCCTCTATTTTAGAGATGTTTTGACGCTCATATTCTTCGAGGACAGGAATAAGATGCGATGGAATTTGTTCGTCCATATTATCTGCTTACATATTTATAGGTATCTATTTCTGTTTTGTAATCCATATTACAACTCTCATCTTTTGTCCAAATTAGATGATGATAATTAGTAATTTGTAATACGCTCTGCGTACATTATTTTTCGCATAAGGCGGTCTATTTCTTTATCTGATGCTATATGGTCTATTGATATACCAATATTGTTATTTGCTAATTATAATGACTTTTTATTTGTTATTACAATAATCTACTAATTTGAAAAGTTTATCAATATACCTTTCAAAAATAACATGAAGACAATAAGTCTTACAAACTAATATGTATCTAAACATATTAACTATAACTCCACATATAATAAATGGTACTCCAAAACAAATAAAATATATAGGTAATATAAAACATAGTATTACTACCAATAATCTATATAGTATTTTCATGATTTTTAAAATTCTTATAATTAATTTCTTTAGCAACCACCTTGTTCACAACCTCTATCCTTTGGAAGATTTCTCAACCACCAATCATCATTACCATTTGAACCTTGATAAGATGCTGCTTCTTTACGAGCATCAATAAACTCTCTTCTTTCAGCTTCTCTAAAACCTGCATATTCGTCTGCCATATTACTATTGTTTTTTTTTAAAATTATTTATCAGTTCATTAGCCTCTCGTTCGGCACGTGCCTGTACAAGCATCTTTTCTGCTTCAGCCTTCTTTACAGCCACTTCGTTGAGTGCTCGCTGTGCCTCCTGAATAGCTTTGTTCTTCTGGTTGACGGCTTCAACGATGGAGTTTGGATATTTGAGACCAGACGTAAGCTGTTCAAGCTGGAAGTGCTCTTTGGCAAGTGCCTTACTAAGCTGTGATTCAATAGCACGCTCTACCATATCACGGTTGCTGACAATCTGATCGGTAGTGTACTTGTTGAGCTGAATACGGAACGCATCTTTGACATAGTTGAATAATGTACCATTTATGATGTCGTTCAGTTCCTTGCGGTACTTCTTGAACACTTTAGGTGCATTGCCGTCGATCATCTTGAGAGATACCGTCGGATCAATGGTAAACTCAGAACCATCCTTGGCGTTGATGGTAAAAGCAGGATAGTCGATTGTCTGTACGAATGTCGGGTACTCATAGACCTCTTCTGTAAATGGATTGTACCACACACGACCGGTAACGAGACTTACGTCATCAACGCCCTTGTCTGAACCGTAAAGGTTGACGAGAATGCCTTCAGAACCAGCGTCGATACGCTCGCTACAAGAGGTTAAACACAATGCTGTCATAAGCAGCACAAACATACACATTGATTTAATTTTACTCATTGTTTTTATTATTTTTAAAAGTGAAACAATTCGTTGCAAAGGACAAAAGCGTCCAAAATAAAAGGATTGCTACGCTAATCAGATTTGTTGCTGTATCTGCCTTGCTTACGCCTCTCAGCGCAACGCTGACAACAATGAGCGTTATGACAACCCACACCACAAAAGCGGTGATTTTCCATTTATATGTTTTCATTTTCGTTTATTTATAAGTGTCATCTACTCAGTTACCAACTCCCAGTCCTCTGCAAATACATCACTCGAAGACGGAACCCAAGAGTCTGCACGTCCGTCTGGGTGAATTATGAGCATCTGATTAGTGTAAGCGATGTGTGGTTCAGTACGTGCCATAATGATGTCTTTGGCAGACTGAGGAAGTGACTGCATGTTAGGGATAATGTCGGCTGAAATACGAGCAGGTACTTGCTTGACAACAAATAAACCTTTGCCATTCCAACCAGCTCTGCGGACAGCCATGCCTGCTTTAAGATAAAGTACTGCCGTGCCGAATGTAAAATTGGACAGCTTAGCTTTCATCTTATTTGCCTTTATAAATCTGTCTGCCAAGACAAAGTAATATTGCCCCATCACCCCTCTTTGCACAGTCAACAAAGCACGAGAAAGTGCGTCTAAAGCACTGAACTCATCCGAAGAAAGAAAGTTATCGCATTTATTCATGCGTTTTTCAAGGTCTTCGAGTTCAAGAAGCATTCTGTTGACAAACGTTTCAGACGGCTTGTAAGCCTTCTCGAATACATCTGCTGGCGACCACGACTGATAGCCGTCCTCGTACTCTACGAGATAGCCTGCCTTATCCGTTTCACACTCAGAGGGTCTTACACCCTCTTTCAAGAGCTTGCGCTCGTAGGCTTCGCCCATTGTCATAGGCATAGCCTTCACTGTCTTTGTACCAGTGTACTGTTTCATATTTTTGTTATACTCTACGCATTTATGTTATTTTGCCTTGAAGTTATATATCGGCTTAATTCTCTTCACTATCTCTACCGTGTCGCCTATAAGCGATTCTATCTCTTCGGCAGACTTGTACGCCATTGGCGACTCGTCGATTGTAGACTCGCATACCGATGTGGAGTAAATGCCCTGCATCTCCTTGCTGTATTCGTCCATACTGAGCGTTTCCTTTGCCTTGGCTCTTGACATAAGGCGACCAGCACCATGTGGGGCAGAGTAAAGCCAATCCTCGTTGCCCTTACCTCGACATATCAACGAGCCGTCACGCATATTGAGGGGGATGATTAGCTGCTGGTATTTTTCGGCACACACAGCTCCCTTACGGATGATACCTGTATCAACGTCAAGATAGTTGTGCGTCGTTGTAAAGGAATCCAGGAACCACACTTGAAGCTCACGGAGGATTGTGGCGGCAATCTCCCATCTATTTGCACAAGCAAACTCTTGACAGCCTTGCATGGCGAAGATATAGCTGTAAAGACTCTCGCCTTCGAGGTAAGCAAGGTCGGGAGGTATGGTACCCAGGCGACGCAGCGCGTTGTTTATCTCGCTCTCTATGCCCAACCTCTTATATTCCTCTATAATGCGTTTGCGCTCGCCACTTCGATTCTCATTCTTCTGTGCCAACTTCTGAAAATAATGGCATACCTTCACGCCAAGATTGCGACTGCCCGAATGCACTACCAGATATTTGTAGCCTTCATCGTCCTCGTCGAGTTCGATGAAGTGATTGCCGCCACCTAATGTGCCAAGCGAGCGTTCCATATAGCTACGGTCGAAACAGCCCCCTGTTATCCGATCCAAGTCACGCAAAATGCGATGTATTTTTCTACCTGCGGCTTCGGGTATGGGATTGTCGTGAACACTGAACCCGCTCGGAATTTTGTCATTGATGATGCGGTCGAGAAGCGATAGGTTTATATCCTTCTTATTGAGTTTGAACACCAACATTCCGCAACCTATATCCACACCTACGGTATTGGGTACAACCCTGCCAGCAGTCTGTATTACCGTGCCTATGGTGCAACCCTTGCCTGCATGACAGTCGGGCATGATGCGAATTTGGCAGTCACGATACGCCTCGCTCGCTGCCATCTTTTCAATTTGTTTCTTTGCCTCTGCTTCAATGGTTTGGGCAAAAATCTTTACGTTCTCCATGCTCTATATCTTTGTTTATACTTTTAGTTCTGCGTTCAAGCCCAGCGCCCAAAGGATATGTTGGAGTTCGTGAGCGTATTGTATTTTCTTTTCGTCAATCATAATAGTTTTGTTTTAAAGTTATCGTAAATCTCCAAGTCGTTCCACCATTCTTCTCTGCCGAGTTCAACGTGTTTGTTTTCGGGTGTTTTTTGCTTTGCAACTGCTTTTATCCACTCGTTTGGAACAAACGCATTGAACGATTGCAAGCCGCTGCTTTTCTTCGTCTTGCCGACTACCTTGCCATCAATGTAGAGGTAAAGCGGATGGTATTCGCCTTCAAAGCGGTAGCAGAGAGCTTGGAGCTGCTTGTGCTCTATCTCGCTGTAAAATGTCACCATATAGCGGTTTCCTCTGTGCAAAGCAGCGAGCGCGTGCATAAAATCCTCGTAGCCGAAATGCGTGTTCTTCTTACCGTTTAGCTCGTAGAAGTAGCATTCGAAGATGTCGCGTCGCATATAGAACCATAGAAAGTCCATATCGTCGTCTGACATCTGTGGAATTGACTTATATACAATCTCCTGCCAGACGTGCTGTCGGAGGTGCGAACCTCTTGCGAAGCCCTCAATCGCAAAAAGGAAGTCGTGTCTATCTAAAGAAAGATTTATCATACTTAGAATTTTTCTCTTATTTTCTGATATTGCTTTGCAAACGTCTTTTCCGTTACCCATGCGCTGTATCGTGTGCGGTAGTAACGCTTAGGCTTGCCTGAAACAAGCCCTGTTGCGTCACGAGGAGTATTCACGCTCATGTATATCTTTGGCACGATGTCCGTTGACACATACGATGTGATATACTCGTCTTCGAAAGCGATATGTCCTGTCTCGCGGAAATTGACATTTGCAAGCGAGAAGTCTTTTGCCATGCTGTTATTCGGGAGATTTATCCGTACCTAAAAGGTGTTGATTGCCATCGTAATGGATGCAGTACTTGTAGACACCTGATAAACAGACGTAAGGGTATCGTTTATTGAATGTATTGTAGTTAGAGAAGAGTTCACAACGCCATACACTATCTTCGTTGCATCTCACCAACACCTTGTCGAACGGCTTGAATGAACATTTAGGTTCAACAACCTTAACAGGCTCTACTTGCAGCGTTTCGGGGTTATACTTGCCGCCATAGTGCTTTTCTGCCGCTTCAATAAACTCTACTCTCTGTTTGTCGGTGGCTTTGGTAAAAAGCGGCGTTAGGCAAATATCTCCTTTGTTCCAAGCATCGCTTATCTTGTAGCGGTTGATAGTTGTATTGAACTCCGTGCAATCATTGTCCGTCCAACCCTCAAAGATAACCGTCGTCTCCATATCATCATCGAACAGCACGTCACCACGCTTGAAGAACTTGCTCCAGCAACGCATCCTGTCCGACGGGAAAAGCATGCACTCCGCGTTTGGGTACCATTCAAAATAACGACCATCCGATGAAAAGGTTCTACTCTCCTTTACGCGTCCGTCTTGAAAAAAAGACTCAACACGAATAAAAACACCATCTTCGTCAGTGCCTACGCCTACCAACTCGCATTTGCCGAACAGCGGCGAATATAGCTTTGTGCCTTTTGGCATATCGCGGAGTATCTCCGCAATGTTAATCTTGTTCTCCATTTTCTTGCTCCGTTTCTTCTGTGTTATACTTCATTTTGTAAGCCTGTATCATAGTTTCCTGCGCGCCTATGACTTCTAACGCCTCTCGTAATTCCTTAATTAGTTTTGCGTATATATCGAACCTCTGCCGAGAAAGTACCACACCGCCCAAAGAAGGGCGGCATTAATGATTGCTAATACTATTTCCATTGTTATTCGACTTTAAACTTGTTTATGTTGTAAATAGTTGTTACTATTGGCATAAGAGTCAAGCCACCAAGACAGGCGTCGCTGTTAGGATTGTCCTTGAAGTCGTACGATATTGTACCACCGAAGCGCATCATCGTGACCTCAATCTCTCTGCCTTTGTACTTACTGTTGAGTTCTACAACTTCGCTTTTAAGTTGTTCAAAAAGCACTTCGGGAGTAAACTCATCTCCAAAAACGAACTCTGCGTTTTTAAAGAACTCTAAATCATCTGCGAGTTCCCTTGTTTTCTTGTTGTGAACGCTACATTTCGGATGTTCGCAGTAAAATCTTTCTTCTGTCATATTATTGTATTATTAGTTTCTTAGTATATGCGCCTTCACCACCTTGTGAGCAGCTCGTGGCTGCGCTTTGTTAAACTCTTCGACAAACCACCGCTCGTACTCGTCGTGGAAACGTGGCTTGTGTTGTTTCTTGCCTTGGAGAGGATAAATATCTGCGATAAATTTCTCTCCGTTGTCTAATGTCAGTACGGCTTTCATAGCTTACCAGTTATAAATCCAAGCTCCTTCGCTATTGCAAGGAAGTCGGAGAGTTTGTCGGGCGATACATCGGTCTTCTTGCCTCGCGAATAGACAACGCCATCTTCAACTTTGAAGTAGTTATTGCCATTCATGTGAATAAAATAAAGCTCACTTTCCATGTTACTTCACCTCCATATTGATTAAGTCGTCAAAATCTTCTTCCGACTTGCAGTCGTAGCAGTAAGTCAGCCCGCCGTCAGCATCCTTCGTGAGCATCATTATGCTGTTTGTGTCGTCCAACAAGTCGTCTAACATACCGAATCGGGAGTTAAAATCCACATTATTGCTGTTTCTAAGCCATCGAACACCCATGAGGGCGCATGATGTACGATATGCATCTTGCATACTTGTATCTTCATCGTAGCGAACGAGCACTTGATTATGTCCTCTTATGATAGACCAAGCATCGCGCAGCCTACCAACAAATGTTTTGATTGTTTTCTTCATATCTGTTGTTACATGTTAAAGTTAATTTCCTCGGCAGGAACCATTTTAAACGACTCGACGTTCTCGAAGCCCATACAATCGCCGTCCGTGGTTGTAATATCAACCATTTTTTTTCAGCGTATGGATACATCGCCGCAATCACATCTGCTGATACAATGGACGGCATGGGGTCACCTCTCTCGAACACCAAAAGAAAATAAGGTTTGTTGTTTTCGTTTGCCATATCTGTTGTTTTTTAGTTTAAATGCGTGGTGGTAGAATTTTCCTTTTTCTCACACGTCCACGCCAGTGTCCGTTATTTACGTTGTACGGAGGTTGCAACTTGGCAATCCTGATTACGCTCCCGTGTACTTAGGGATTAGTTTCTCTATCTCTTCTTTCGTGTACAGCTTCGGTACGCCATGTTCCTTGACATACTTCCATCTGCTCCACCAGTGTTTCTTGTATTTGACGATATAACGAATGATGTCGGGTTTGTCATCAATGGGCAGCGGGATGGCTGTCTTTCCAATCTTTACTTTTGTCATACTTCTTCAGATTTCTTTGATATGCTCTACGTTCTGCTCGCGTCATGCCATCTTTCTTGATTTCGTAGACTTCTTTATCCATTGTTTCCATAGGCTAAAGTTCATTATATTCGCTATGTTTTGCGGAGTTTCCGTGAAGGAAGCCGATTGTGTAGCCGATTGAGCCTACCACAAAGGCGACGTAGGCTACGAGTAGTATTATTCCGGTTGTTGTCATTGTCATTTTGTTTTATTGCACCATAAATCTATCTCGATGTATGCTCCTGCCCATATCGCTTCCTCAACTGTTGCGTCAGGATGCTCGCTTAGCCATTTCTGTATTTCGTCTTTCAGTGCCATTGGTTGATGTTTTAGGAGTCCATTCTATACCGAGTCTCGCAAGTGTGCCGTCCTCGTAGGCGTTGTATGCCATCTTCGCTTGCAGGCAGTTGGGGTTTCTGTCAGCAGCCTTGGTAGCTGCGAGGAGGTTGTTACGTTGCTGTTCAGCGCGTGTGAACTCTATTTCCTCTCTGTGTCGTTGCGCTTCCATGTGTTCGCTTGCCAAATCGGTTTCGGTAATCCTGGTCTTAATGTCTTGCGGTTTCGGCTCATTTGGAGTAGTAGCACCACTCTCTACAAGCCGTGAGAAGTTCTCGGGTTTCAGTAGCCAGTTGAAATCAGCAACCCATTTTGACGGGTTTTTGCCATTGAGGTAAGGGTCTGCGAGAGCCTTGTCAAGTACCTTCTGTAATGCCTTGTTGTCGTTGTTATATTCCGCAAGTCGCTCCTCGATCAGCTTCTTGCGGTACGGGGTGATGTTGAGCACCTTTGCCATCGAGGACTTCGTTTCATCCACACGGCGGTTCCAATAGGCGACGAGCTTTTCGTAGTCTACCGTCTTTTCCTGTGGTGCGGATGCAGGAGTTTGAGGCGTGTTTGTCTTGCGTTTGTTACGCTTCGCCCAACGCTTGCGTGCGTTCTCTTTGTTGCGCTCGCAGCGTCTTTTGTACGAGTCGCGTTCCGCGTCCACGTCCGCCTTCAGAAAGGCGAACGCGACACGAACGGCTTGGTCGGTATCCTCGGACAACATCGTGCCGTCGGAAGCGTAAGCGAATACAGCCCTCATAAGCTCGCCAAGTTGTATGTTGGTCAGTTCCTTGAAGGCTTCCATGTTTGATAAATCGAGGGAAATTCTGTTTTTCATAACAATGACTTTTATTTCGTTTGTAGGGCAGGGAAGTGACCCTACCCTACTATGATAGCATTTAGGTTGGCTTGTGCCCACAGAACGTACTTGCGAACGTTAAAAGGGCAGTTTGTCAGTTCCTGCTGACGGTGCGGGCTGTGCTCCTGATGCAGGTGGCTGCGGAAACAGGGCACCTGGTTGCGGTGCGGGAGATGGTTGTGCAGCCGGCTTTTGTGCCGAAGCATGGTTTACGACGTTCCATGCTCTGATTTGATTGTACCATCGTCCGTTGTATTCGTGAGCGTCGATGTCGATTGACACCGTAACCATATCGCCTACTTTGAGATTGTACTGTTCGACACGCTCCGCGCCGAACACGTCAAAGGCGATATTCTTCGGTGTCTGCTCGGTGGTCTGCAATACATAGGTGTTGACCTGCCACGGCTTGCCGGTTGACTGCGACGTGCCACTTTTGGGTGGCAGAGCTGCTATGATTTTTCCTACTACGTCCATGATAATTTTTAGGATTTAGACTTGTTAATGATTTCTTCCACGAAAGCGTTTGCGAGCTTCACGCGCTCTTCAAGCAGCGCGACGTCCTCGTCGTTGCGCGGAATGGTTACGATATGTATAGGGTTCAGGAGCCACGGCGAATAGGATACAAAGTCCGTTTCCGTCGCGCCGGTGCAAGCCATCTCTGCCATCGTCTGCCAATAGTATTCGGGCTTGACTTCTTTCAGTGATGCGCCGTCGTGTATCTTATCCACATACATCATGTGAGTTGCGATGTTAGGGCACTTGATTTCCAGACACTTCAAGTCTGCGCCTCTTACGATGCCGTCGGGCGAGGCTGCGAAGTGTGGTATGGTATCGTGCTTGCAGGATGCAACCTCGAACACCTCGACATCGTTGTTGAGCTTGATGTAGGTCTCTCGGGCGTACTGCTCCTGCTCAATGCCGAACTGCATAGCCTTGGAGGTGAAGTTCGTCTGATGAAGATAATCATCAAACACATCGTCATCGTTGAGGAAGTCGGGGTTGAACAGGCGCTCGGCGGCTACCTTGTACATATAACTCTTTGCCGTTTCGGACCACGCTTCATACTTCTTGCGACCCGACTTCATAAGATTGTGAACTTCAGAACCTGTAAAATTTCCGAAGCGGGAGCGTTGCCATGCAACACTCCTCTGCTCTACGTCGTCGACAATCACGCCTTAGCCTCCTTTTTCGCAGCATTGGCCACTGCGGTTTCGGCTGCTTTGGCAGCGACGTTCTTCTTGTTCTCTTCCTTGCGGTACGGCTTCATAAGCTCCTCGACGGTGGTATCGCCGTCTACAAGCGACTGTATTACGCCGCGCAACAGAGCAATCTGTTCAGCCTTGATTTGGTTGACGGTCTGCTTTCCGCAAATCATTATAACCTCCTCTTCTGTGATGCCGTACTCGTCCTTGAAGTAGTCGATGCACTTCTTGCGTGTAGCAATCAGCTTATCGTTGTCAGAGAGGTCGCCGGTGATGCAGTGTTGTGCTGCCTGATATACCTTATCGGTAACAGCCTTTGGGATAACAGAGAATACAGCATTGCGGTATGCGATAGCGTTTGCTGCGTTACCTGTAACGGTAATCATATCATCCGAATATCTCTTGCCACTGCTGCCTACGATTGAACGACGAACCTCGAAAGCGGTCGCCACATTGTTTTCCAAGTCCCAACATGTACCACGACTGATAACCTGCTTGTCGGTAATCTGAACAACCTTTGCTTCGGCACGGATATTTCCCCAGTTGGATACGATTAACTTAGCCAGATGCACGCTCGGGCCGGTGATAGGCTTGCCGCCGCGAGGAAGGGCGTAACCGCAGCTCTGCGCTGTATTTACATCCATAGTCGCCATAGCGATTGAGTTGTTGATGCTTCGTGTAACGTTTCTCGGATATTGCTTTGCGGTTGCCACCTGCGAGTCCACGTTTGCACGCTCTACTGCGTCCAACTGAACGATGTTCTGATCATGCTGCACTTGCAGCACTTCGTATTCGTTATTTTCCATTTGCTATGCTGTTTTTATGATTATTGTTACTTCTCGAACACATCGAGTATCTTTGTCTCTACGAGGCGGTTGATTTCGTAGTCAATCTGCGTATTGAGAAACGCGTCTACGACATATCTGCGTGCCGTTTCGATGTTTTTCGCCTGAACGAGGAAGTTTACGTTGGTCTTCTTTTCCTTGCCGGTACGCTCGTCAAGCATAATCATTGCGACGGTTGCACGGAAGAATTTGTCGTCACCTTCGTCTTCGGAGAAGAACACCTCGGCATACGGAGCGATTGCGATTTTCTTCACACCGAACCCGCCCGAGCAATACGGTTCCATCTCTTCTGTAATTCTCCGCTCCGCTTCCGCGAAGCTCAATGCGTCCACGGCGTATGCTTCCGTAGCGATATTGTTTTCGTCACCCTTTGAACGCTCGTAGCGTACCGTGGTCTCGTACCACACTGCTGTTCTTGATCTCATTGCCTTATGTTTTTGAAAAATTAGTTACTGATACTTGAAGAAGATAAACCCGAACGCATTTTCATGTATTCGGTTAATACCGAGGTTTCTGTCGATGGCAAGGCAGTATTTTATCATATCGCACGCTTTCGTGTGCGGCATCTCGATAAACGCCTTGTGCTTCTCTCGGAGTTCCTTAATCTTCTGTATGCGCAGCTCTGCTCGTGTACGAGACTCTGCACTTGCGCCCGACTCTCGTTCTCGGATGCGCTCATATACTTCGCTTATATTCATACCGTATATGTTTTTTATTCGTATCGCCATTCCCACTGACAGCAACAATAATTTGACTTCGGGTCTCGCTTCGGGTCTTTACACATCTCGGGCCAGTTTCCCCACTGGCAATCATGGCACCCTCTCGGTCTTCCCATGACTTTAATCCTTTGTTTTATTGAATACATCAATCACCGACTGCACTGTTGCAGCCAAGCCGAACAGTGCAAATACTGTCAAAAATGCAAAAACCAGTATTTTCATAATCAATATTGTTTTTTTGATTTGCGAAGTTGCAGGATTTGAACCTGCTTGGTGTTTATTACTCCCCAGAGGCTTGGTACACGAAGGGCTGAAAAGTTATCTCAAACATAGAAAGAAAAAAGGCCCCGTCGCTCCTTGCTTGCGAGCTTGTATAGCTTACCAGGCGCCTATACCACAACTTCATTGGACGACCGAAGTCGCCGCGACAACCAAGTAAAATCAAAAATCGGGGTTCGCACCCGAGAGTTGTCCTTTAGCAACTCATTTTTAAGTAAAAAATATAATAATGTAAAAAAAACTATGCTTTTTTGAATGTGAGTCCAAGTTGTTGTGCGTAGTAGCACTCCTTGTCGGAGCGTTTCGTCTCGTCGTCGTAGTAGAGCGTAAACTTGCCGCCCACCTCGATGTCGCGAAAGTAGTTGCGCATATTCTCCAGGTACCAAATTGCCTTGTACACCTTGGTGGGTCGCGTCGCAATGCGCATCTTTGTTCTCTGAGGCAGCCCCGACATTACGCGGAATCGCTCCATCATCCATGTGCGCTTTTTCGTTTCCATGCTTTTTCGTTTGGCCTCGGGATTTGTCCTGATTGTGTTTGCGATACACCCCGTGTCTTTTTGAGTATTCGGGCTTTCGTCTCGTCCGTCTGCTGGAGGCCCAGTTTTTTAACCCAATACCAGACGCTGCCGCTGCAAACGCCGTGTCTTGCGGCTATCTCCCCGGCAGAAAAATACGGGTATTCCCGAATTGTTATGTCTTTTAGCCATCCCTTGTGGCTGTAGATGTTCGTTTGCTTCACGTTAGTTTCTTTTTAGTTAAAAAATAATGTGTGCTATTCTCGCGAACGGCACACACAACCCATCTTAATACCATTAAATTATCAGTTACATATTCCTATTAACCCAATTAAAAAGAATTAGAAAGCAGGAGGAGAGACTGGAATCGAACCAGTATCATAGTCCCGGAATTCGTATAAAGTTCCGAGGACTTCGCCTTACCAATCGCGCACTCTCCTCTTTGATTATATAATATGACAAACACTGAAAAGTCTCTGTCTGTTGTTTTTCGCACCTTTATAGACCTTTTGCGGTGCGACCGTCTTGCACGACGAGCGTGCAGCCTACTGCATTCCCTTTTGCTTTGCCTGTGCCGACAATTCAGAGTTCGACATGGTTCATTCTATCCGCTTTCACGGCTTTCGCTACGTCAGGAGATGCTTTAATAGGTCTTTCGTTACTCGGCATCCTCGGGCGGCGGTCTTGGATTGTCAGTCTCGCGCCGTCCTATATGCCTTTCTTCTGTGTGTCAATAATTCAAAGAGCGTTTTTACTTTGTGGTCGGAAGCGGAGCCGAACCGCAGAAACCATCCGAGGCTCAGGCGTAAGAAAAAAGCTGGCGACTCAAAAATCAGAACGCCTCTCCATACAATCCCTGGTACCCATCGTACCTTCCGACCTTGTTAAAAACCCGCTTGTCTTCGCAGATTTGCGAGCTGACAACAATGTTTTACCATCAATATGTGTTTTCGCTAAAACAACAACAAATTTAAGTATTCTGTCGCGGAGGCGGTTACGACACCGCATCCTGTGGGACTAACTGCCTATTTAACTTATGACTAACTAATTATGAGCGATTCTATTAACCCTGTGAAAAAATTCGACCCACATGTGCTTACCTTTGCACCACTCCGCGTTGTTTTTAAAGCCTGCGACCACCTCGCGACGACCGCAGGTTTCGTTTCACGCCTGAAACTTGTTTGCCTAATAATCATAAATACGATCTAATGAATGTAGAAAACCGTCTCACGACGAAACAAAAGTCTTTAAAAACATTATGAATGTACTATTAACTCTAACATACTCTATTTTTCTCAATGAGCTTATCGATGTCGCGCTTGCGGTAGAACACCGTTGTACCGACCTTGAAGAACGAGATGCGTCCGCTTGAACGGAGGTTCTTGAGGAAGTCCATGCCCACGCCGAGGTACGCTTGCGCCTCCTTGTTCGAGAGCCAAATCTTCTCAATCTGTGTTACTGTCGCCTGTTTCATAATCTTGCTTGTTTGTTTGGTTTATGTTGTGACGGCAGTACCGTCCGTTACCAGCGTCTGACATATCCGAGTTCGTGTGCTCGTTTGCGGATGAGGTTCTGAATGTCCGAGTCAAGTTCCCATTGCAGGGCACGTCGGACTGTTGCCACCCCTACTCCGCAGTCTTCTGCCAATTTAATTTGGCAGCCTTGCCGAAGTTTTATTCTTTTTCTCTTTGCCAT